TGATTGGCTACAGCCGAGCGGCAGCGGAACTCGCAAGAATGGGTATGATCGAGGAATCGAAACGTTGTATGATGGAAATCGGGAGATTGCAAAATGACCGGTGATATCGCAACAATGGGTGCCTTGATTGGTGCAGGACTAGCAACATTTGGAATGGGTGGCGCTGCCATCGGAGTTGCAATGGTTGTTGGAAGCGTATTTAAATACATGCCCAAAAAAGCAGACAACTCAACGATGTTTGTTGGTATAGCATTTGCAGAAGCGTTAGGAATATTTTCTTTTCTAGTTGCACTTCTACTAATGTTTGCTATATAATATGGTTACATCAGAGTTGGTGGAGAAGCTTGGTTTAGCTTTCTTTGCTACAATGTCAATGCTAATCTTAGTATGCATAATGATAGGTTTTTATGCAGTATTTGATGCTTATAATAAACCAAACGAATGTGTAGGGGCCATAATGGCCCTTACCAAACACACACAACACACAAAGGGGACTTAAATGTCAAATCCATATCAAATTCGCTATGATGTATTAAACATGGCAAAAGAAATAGCAGACAAACATTATGACATGCAGGTAGAACTTGCTAATAAAATGTTAGGAATGTATAAGGAAGATACTCAACAAGCATTAGATGCTTGGAAACAGTATTTGCCAAAAGCTTTAAATCCAGATGAGATCAAAACACAAGCTGAAAAACTATATGAGTTTGTTTCGGAAAAGAAATAATGTTTATAGTAAGAAAGAAAGACGGAGAAATAGTTGCTATAGCTAGTAGACAAGAAGATGCTATTTCAATGGCAGATGGTGCTCAAGTTGATAAAACTGACTACATAGTCCAAGAATCACACGATAGCATTGAACTTCGCGAAGTCTATCGTTCTTATTACAAAACTAGAGGATAATATTATGAGTGAACAAACTGAATATTGTACAACTAAAGATCTCGGCAAAGCTTTTGCCGTGATCGTCTTTATGATTATTGGAGTACCTATTCTAGCGCTGATGGCTATGGTTGGTCTTGAAGACTATGCACGTTACTGCAGTCTTAGCTGGATCCCTTGCTTTGGGATAGATTAATGGTAGAAGCATTTACTGCAGGTAAGATCCTGCTATTCTTAATATCTGGTTTTATCTGGATATGCGTAAGTGAAATGGACAAGAGGCGCTAGTTGCCTCTTTCTTCATTTTATACTATAATATAGTTTGAATAGGAGATCTTATGAATTTTTATACAAGTGTGAATCGTTATGGAAATAATATTCTTTACCGAGGTGTAGAGAGTGGTGAGAGAGTGGCTAAGAAAGTACCGTTCATGCCTACTCTATTTGTAAACTCTTCTCATGAGACAGGTTGGTTTAATCTGCAGAATCAACCAGTAATGCCTAAGACGTTTGATACTATGCGTGACGCTAAAGACTTTATGAAGCAGTATGAAGGTGTAGATAACTTTCCGGTATATGGAACTACCAACTATGTTACTCAGTTTATTAACGATCGCTTCCCAGAAGCACCTAAGTTTGATCGCGATAAAGTAAATGTTACTACTATTGATATTGAGGTAGCTTCCGATGATGGCTTTCCTTTCGTAGAGCAAGCTGCTCATCCAGTTATCTCTATTACTATGAAGAATAATATTGATGGTATCTACCGAGTATGGGGACTATATGACTATGAGCCAGACAATTGCGAAGTTGAAGGCGTCGACGCTATCCAGTATATCAAGTGTAAGGATGAAATCGATCTCCTACTCTCTTGGTTATCATACTGGCACGATCCTCGCTGGTGCCCGGATATTGTTACCGGTTGGAATACTCGTTTATTTGATTTTCCTTATCTTATAAACCGTGTTAAGAATATTATTGGAGGGGATGTATATAAGAAGTTCTCTCCGTGGGGTATAGTTGACCAGCGTAATATTATGATGGCTCGAGGAGAAGTTATAGCTTTTGAGATGGCTGGTATTCAACAGCTAGATTACTATGACTTGTTTACTAAGTTTGGTTATACTTATGGTATGCAGGAATCATATAAGCTAGACCACATCGCGCATGTAGTCCTCGGAGAGCGTAAGCTCTCCTACGATGAGCATGGGTCTCTGCACTCTCTCTATAAGCATGACTTTCAGAAGTTTATTGACTATAATATTAAAGATGTGCAGATTGTGGATCGTCTAGAAGAGAAGATGGGTCTGATTACTCTAGCTATGACTATGGCTTATAGAGGTGGTGTTAATTATTCTGAGACCTTCGGTACTGTGCAGATCTGGGACTCTATTCTATATCGTTTATTGTTTAAGCAGCAGATAGCATGCCCTCCTAAGTTTACTAAACAGAAAGTACCATACCCTGGAGCGTATGTAAAGGAGCCTCAGACAGGTATGCACGACTGGGTTGTATCGTTTGATCTTAACTCTCTCTATCCTATGATTATTGTCCAGTATAATATGAGCCCTGAAACGGTACTTGATGGTAAACAACATCTAGGACTAGAACCTGTAGATAAGCTACTAGGAGGAGAAGAGATAGAAATACCTGAAGGTACTACGATGGCTGCTTCTGGGGTTAAGTTTAGTAAAGATCAAGTAGGTATCATTCCTGCTATCATTAAACAGTACTATGACGAGCGTAGAGTTATTAAGAATAAAATGCTTGAAGCTAAACAAGCATATGAAAAGACTCCTACTAAACGTCTAGAAAACGAGATGACTATCTTAGAGAATCAGCAGATGTCTATTAAGATTCTTATGAACTCTTTGTATGGTGCTCTAGGTAATAAACATTTCCGCTACTTTAATAATCACGTTGCAGAAGCTATTACTACTTCTGGTCAGTTATCTATTCGTTGGGCTGAAGAGGCTATCAATAAAGAGATGAATGCTGCTCTGGATACTCTAGGAAAGGACTATGTGATTGCTATTGATACTGATTCTTTATATGTAAATATGAATGAGTTGGTTAAGAAGTTTAATCCTAAAGATCCAGTAATATTCTTAGATAAGATATGTCGAGAGCATTTCGAAAAAGTACTAGAGAAAGCATATGCTGTTCTAGCTAAGAAGATGAACGTTATGGAAAACCGCATGGAGATGGCTCGAGAGGTTATTGCTAATCGAGGTGTATGGATTGCTAAGAAGCGTTATATCTTAAACGTTCATAATAACGAAGGTGTGCAGTATGCTGAACCTAAGATGAAGATGATGGGAGTAGATGCTGTGCGCTCTTCTACTCCTCAGGTCTGTCGTGATAAGTTTAAGAAGATATTTAAAGTTATTATTGACGAAGGTGAAACTGCTACCCAGAAGTTTATTGCTGATTTTAAGAAAGAGTTTCGTCAACTACCTCCAGAAGCTGTATCTTTTCCTAGAGGGTGTAATATAGTTAAGAATGGTGTTACTTGGGCTGATCCTAAGACTATCTACCGTAAAGCTTGTCCTATTCATGTGCGTGGTGCACTGCTGTATAATCATCATGTCAAGGAGAAAGGCTTAGATAAGAAGTATGAGTTGGTAAATAACGGTGAGAAGATTAAGTTCTGCTATCTTAAGACTCCTAATCCTATCAAGGAGAATGTTATTGGGTATACTAACGATCTTCCTAAAGAGCTTGACTTGCATCGGTTTATCGACTATAATAAGCAGTATGAGAAGGCTTTCGTGGAGCCTATCAAGCATCTCCTAGATGCGCTTGAATGGGATGTTGAACCTGTAGCTACGTTAGAGGACTTCTTTAGCTAATGTATAGTATTACAATCTTTAAGTCTCCACGTTGGTGGGATAAAGAGAATAGATATGTATATGATAATAAAACTCATCGTCGTATGGACTTTGAGTCTTGGGATAAGTTTGTTAACTTTTTAGGTAAACTAAGTGAGAGGAAACTAAATGGTAAGCAAGATGCTGAACTTATTACGCCAGCTATATTTAAACCTGATTCTACTAGAAAGAACGACAATGTCATTGCTTGGGCTGGCTGGGCTGCTCTTGATGTTGATGATATTACGTTTGATGGAAATCTAGAAGATGAGCTTCGAAAGCGGTTTGGTGATTGGAATTTTGTTTGTTATTCTACTGCTAGCAGCTCTGATGCTTTACCTAAGTTTCGGTTGGTATTCCAACTTAGTAACCAGATTGAGGCTGATAAGATACGACACTTTTGGTTCGCACTCAACTCTGAATTCAACGATCTTGGAGATCCGCAGACTAAAGATCTTTCAAGGATGTATTATATTCCTGCAGTTTACTCTGGCGCTAACAATTTCTTTTTTGTTAATAATGGTGAGCCGTTGGATGTTAATTACATACTTGCTAGATGGCCATACGATGATAGACGTGATGCTAAATCGTTTTTAGATAAGCTACCTGACGCATGGAGAGAACAAGTAGTTGAGTATCGTAAAGGTAAGCTAGATAATACTTCATATATATGGTCTAACTATCGCGACTGTCCCTTTGTTAATAAAAAACTACTTAAAGAGTATATTGGTATGTCCTTTACTGACGGTACAGGGCGATATAGAATGATTTACAAGCTTATGATTTCTATAGCAGCTCAGGCTATAGAGAAGCAATATCCTATCACTTCTAGTCAGATAGTAGATCTTATAAGACAGATTGATAGAGATACTGCAAACTTATATGAGAAAAGACCATTAGATTTAGAAGCTAATAATGCACTAGAGTATGCATATAGACAAGGAGTTATACAATGATAGCAGGTAAAGTGTAAATATGTAAAATTATAAATAAAAATATGAAAGCAAGGAGAGTCTAACTTATGCAACCATATTTTTATATTTTACAGAATATTAAGACAGGTAATT